AGTAAGATACTATCCTCGCCCTCTCCTTCAGCCGGTGGTTCTTCCATTGGCGGGGCCCCTTCTCCCCCCTCCATGCCGCCGGTGCCGAGGTCTCCCAAGTCACCTAATTCACCCAACTCTCCACCACCACCTGGCGCTGCTCCACCTTCGACACCTGCAACTTCCTGCGCCACTGTCTCAAGACGGGCAGTAAGAGACGCATCATAAAACATATCCCTCTGGTTGCGCACAATCTCCTCATCTGAGAGATTGAAGAGCTTTTTGGCAATCCAACGCTTGCTGAAGAAACCTTCGGTGGCCGCGGCGGCTACATCGAACCGTGTACGCCAGTGCTCCAACTCTTGTAGTTCTGCCAGCTTGGAAGGATTACTCAAACTAATACTAAACGACACCAAATCATGCGCACGGAAACCCAAAGTATAAAGGTGGATAATACCTATCTTTTCAAGCTCCGACACTACCGACCTTTGAAGCCGTTGAATGGTGCGCGCAAATCTTATATCTTTCTGAGCGAGTGTGGTTTTATCTTCCTCTGCGCCATCACCGCGAGACAGGTACGACTGGGGTATTTTAAGAGCCGAGAAAAGCTTGTCTCTCAGGTACTTGACGTCGTCAATATCTCCGGTATACGTGCCGCCGGGAAGACTTTCTATCCGAGATGACTGTCCTCCACGCACTGGGATGAAGTAATCCTCATCAATGCTCATGGGATTGTATCGCAAATCGACGCGTCCGGTGGATGGGTCTATAACTTGGTTCCTCTTCATTTGAGTCACCACTTTCTGCATATGTTGATCCACATCCTCGACTGCAATGTTTCCTACATCAATGTAGAAAATGCGGCGTTCTGGGGATCGTACAACGCGATACGCCATCATGGCGTCCTCGATCAGAATGAGTTGACGCCAGATTCTCCGGGCGCCCTCCAAAATAGATGTACCATATGGAGCGTACTTGTCGTTACCCAAAATACGGAAATGACCAATTTGCCAATTTTCAAACGTAAGGCCCCCGGAGTTCCACTGAAATTGAACATAGTTCGGGTTAGTTTTGTCTTCCCCCTCCAAGCGTTCGATTTCTTGGGCTGGGAGACCTATGACGTTCTGGACTCCTTTCTTATCGTCTAAATCCAAATACAGGAAGTAATCCCCGTACTTGCACATAGTGCGACACCAGCCAAATAGGTTATAGTCAATATTTAATACATCGTGATACAACGAATGGAGGATCGACTTAATTTCTTCGTTGGAAGTGTCAATCTTAAGGAGTGGATTTAGAGATGTGGAGGTAGTCATCTCGTCGGCGTAGATGTCCAACGTAGAGGCTATCTCGGGAGTATACTCCATCTGGTCAAAGTCAACATACCGGTCTCCTCGGTTCTGATTGCGAAGGTAGTTAGATTGCATCCCTGAAAACGGATTGTATTCAGTTTTCTTGAACGACAGCCCACCAGCAGACTGAAACTTGTACTTATCTAGTTGGACACGGCGTAGCTGTCGAGGGGTCTGCTTGCGGTAGTTTACAATGGGTCCCGAAAAAAGCCTGGTAAGCTTTTTGAAAAGTTCAGAGTTTGCATTCCTCGGGTTTTTTCTGTTATCAGCCATGTGTTATCCTTTGTATACCCAGTAAAAGGGTTTCATTTTTTTAGCCTGGGCGTATGCATTCCCTTTATCTTGCTTATACCCACTCATTCCGGCAATGCGAGTATCAAAGTTGGTGTTTGTCACAATCATGGAATTTAAGAAAGCCTTTTTATATTGTAACTCTCTTTGGTTCACAGTTAAAGCAGTATCCTTCACCCAACAGCCAATTGCCACACTCATCACTAAATCGTCATGGTAGCTTCTCATAGCTTTTGCCTTTCCGTTGTTCCAAATAAAGGTTTTTATTTCCCCTAGTAGGCGCGTGGAGTGTATCCTAATTAGCCGATTTCTTATGAATTCCTCAAATTTAGCCACTATTAGGGGCTTAGTTTTTGATGATGTCGTAAAGCCAGCTACAGAGTTCGAAACACTTTCAGCTTGTATCTGGTCAAGATATTCATGACTTCCCTTTGTAGAATAATAAAGATTGGGGTATTCCATCTCAATAAGTTTGTCTAGCACCGTGAACCCCACCGATGCGTTCTCCACCACTACCATGCAATTACCAAACTCGCGGCCGGTGGTGTTCACCAAATTAGCGAACACATCAGGAGTTACCTTCCCGCGGTATTCCCCCATCTGCTCCATGGTCTCTAACTTAACCAAATGAAATGCCGAATAGTCTTCCCCGTCTCCGCGGGCCACATCGGCAGTCAATAGGTACGTGCTATCATCTTGATACTCTTCCCAGATCCACAAGTTACGGTCAAACCCTGTCTTATACTTGGGTTCACGAATGCACTCTTCTATCCAAGCGATGTCATCCGGATGAATAACCGTGTCGCCTGAGGTGTTGAAGTTACATTGTAGTTCCTGCGCTATCTGCCTGCGCGACATGTTCCGGGTCTCTTCCACAAACCACTCTTCGTCCCTGTCAGGGTGGCTATCCCACGGAAGACGCGTCGGATAAAAGTCGTTCTCGTCCGCGGCCGCGGCAAGATAAGTTTTATAGAACCAGTTTCCCACACCATTTGGACTCGACAGTGCAATACAATTACCGCCCGTAGATAGAGTGGGGTAAAGGGCAGTCCAGATTTCGTCCAATCCATCAACGTGTGCGGCCTCATCAATCACTAGCAGTGAGAGGGCCTCGGAACGACCAGCGTCAGTACTTGTTGTGGACGCCTTAATTTGAGATCCATTAGTCAACTCAAATGAAGTGCGATTATCTACGGAAATCTCTGCAATGCGGATCCAGGGAGGCATCTGCTTTATCATCGCTTTGACTTTTTTAACCAAATTAGCCGCCGTGGTAAATTTGGTAGCCATAACAAGGATGTTTTTGTCGCGGTAAAAGAGCATCATCCATACCACATATGCCGCTACAATGGTAGAGATACCCAATTGCCGAGCTTTCAAGATTACGTTAAATCGGTAATCTATAAAGTTTTCAAGAAGATCATCTTGGTAATTGTAAGTTTTGAAAGGTATTAGACCTTCCACAGGGTGAGAAATTTTAACATAATTGTTAATAAAATAAACGGGGTCCTTACCAGACTTGACGACTTCCTTAGTTATTTCTTTTTTGGTAAGTTCGTATGGCATGCATTTTTAAAGTATTATTTAGGTTCCTCGTCTCTCTTGCCCTTAACGTTGTTGGCGTTGGTTGTCCCCGGATAACGATCATTACCAATCCAACCAGTTCCCGTCACTCGCTGACGGTTGCCATTCATTCCGAGCCATTTCCGCACAGCATCGTCCAATCTATCTTCGGAAGGTTGTCGCATTTCCAAAACCTCGGGCATCCCTCCGATCTTGAAATCCTGATTACACTGTGCCCAGGTACGTTGACGTGATATATTTTGGACCAGAATCTTTGGTTCCCCTTGTGCCGTTAGCGATAATGAATCCCCAGTAAGCTTCTTGTATTCTTTTTGTAAGAACTTTACAATATCTCCAATAGTCGATTCGATCCCAGACTCAAACTTGTTTCTGTTTTCGGCCCGGACTTCTCTAATATTTACTTCGGCCGAATATAATATTTTAAGAATGGGTCCTTGGAACCTCACCTTAAAGCCGTCCATGACGCGAGAATCGATAATAGGCTCCCCCTCTTCGCGCCGTAAGCCAATCTTAATGGGCTCCCCTTTCTCATCGAGCGCGCCATCGTGTGTATTTGCTACTACCGTAGAAATACCTCTTATAATCTCTAATACCGAAGCCATTATTCTTTATCTCCTTTTTTGTTCATCATTAATCCCATGAGCCCTCATCACCATAATTTATTTTCTCAACATTCTCGTCTTCCTCAACATCTTCGCCGTGAAGTTGATTTTGTCGCTGGTCAATCGCCTCCATACGCTTTAGAATGTCGTCAACCCTCTTCGGGTCGACCTTGGCGCCGGGGGTAACAACAGGAGTTGGGTCAGGTGGCAGTCCAAGGGCGGCGGCCGCGTCGTCTACAACCGTGGCAGCAGCTTCCGTTTCTGTCTTTTCGCCTTTATCAACCTTGTCCTGTTCTATTTTTACTAAAGCACAAAGAGCTGCATATTCTTTGTTACCAGATGCACAAGCCTGTTTCAATGTACTCCATGCGTGATATCCGCCACCACCGGCCGCACCGGTGGCGAGCAGAACTGCCAACTTTTTGGGAGTTATCCATAGGTAATCAACTAAATCAGCTCGAAAGCCTTGGCGAACCGCTTGGTCAATCCTCTTCAGTAATTCGGGATGTTCGATGCCGTATCGCTGTATCGCAGCATCGTCTATTACCCCATATGAAGTTCGAAGTATGTCCATTTCATCTTTAAAAGCTTCAATTTCTTCTGCAAACTCACCGAAGACGCGTCGAAGACTAGTCGGCATCCTGCCCGGGCGGCGGGAAACCAACTTCCGATAAGGATTTTTGAGGTCACCAGCCTCAAGCATGGACCAAAGCTCCCCTTCAAGTGTGGAGCGCAAGGGCTTCTTTGTTCTAGGGTGTTTCCCTTTTTTAAACAACTTGTGCGCTTTCTTCCAAGCTGTCTTCTGGCCGTGCGCATTTTTCCAGGTTGTAAACAGATCATCCAGTTGCCTGTCACTCCGTAGGATGGCGGTAATGGCCCTATCGATATCACTCTGCTCTACCACCTGCATGATGGGTGTGCGCATGATCTTATTGACAACCATGTCTCGTATCCTGTCTTGTGAGCGTGCAGATCTCACCACGTTGCCGGCGGTATCTTTAGTATACGACATATCCAACAAGTCACCAGCCAAAGCTTGGGCGCGGCCGCGGGGGGTCATCTTCGCAAGGCCACGCCTGACGGCGCCCCAGACCCCCTCTTGTACAGGCTCTTGATCCCGAGTGGTTGTTTCGCTTAAAAAATAGCGAGGATCAATCCTTTTCTTGTTCTGTCGATATTTCATCCGGTCTCCATCCCGTTAACCATCTTTCTTCACGCCCTTCTACCCAGTCCACATAACACTGGTGACAACACTCGAACTTGTTACGGTAAAAGCCATCCTTTATCTCAAAAGAGTATGTTTTACACACCGGGCAAATTCGACTGCTATCCTTAATAAGTAGTTGTTTTGATACTAAAAACCCATCTACTTCTACCTTTTCGGTCTGGTCCCTCTTTTGAAGCTCTTTCTTATAATCTTTCTTAAGCTGTGCTAAGTATTCTTTCTCTTTTTCCTCATCCCAATTTGCTTTTGGGTTCTGGATCGTTTCTTCGCCGTACTTTTGTTTGATGGCTTTCTCAATGGCAGCAATTTGGTTAAGGTCCTTTTTCACGAACTAAAACCCCGCATAAAAAGTTATACCATCCAGACTCACCCAATCACCATCATCACAAGAAAGAGTATTGGTGTTAACAGAGACGGAACCCCCATCGTAAACGTCAACGCGTACCATTTTGTAACTTGATAGACTATCGTCATACCCCAAACAAACAAAAATATGGTCACGGCTGTCGCCTGGCCGGAAACCGGCGGGTAGTATGGTGACAGTCCCTGCCGCTGAATCACTTGTAGATTTAACAAGGCCCTGCAAATGAACGTACCCCATGCTATCCTTAGAATAACGGCCGCGGGCCCAATCGCCCCCATAAACTGCCCAATGAGTCTCAAATGAAAAAGACGTGTAAGATCGCGCAGTTGGAAAAACCACAGCACCGGAAAGATGCATTTCAGATTCGACGCCGTAGGCGGTCAACTGGCCATTATTCAGCCACAATGTTGCGGCGCCGGTGGACCCAGCATTAAAAATAGCTCTGTTGCTAGAATCACACCAAATGCGCGCAGACCGTCCACCACCACTGTTCTTCACACTAATACCACCTACGTTGGAATCTGCGGACTGGTTGACCTGGAGAAAACCATACTGTGTGTCAGGGGCACCAACACTAATGCTCCCCGTGACATGTAGTTCGCCGGTAGCTGATACATTCTGCGCAACAGTCGAGCCTGAGATGATTACGGCGCCAGAGTCGCGGATAACGGCAACGCGCGTATTAACACTAGTGGTCTGGCCCGATTTCAAATACAGCGTGTTGTCTCCACCATCATATACCAAGCGGAACCCATAAGTGTTGGACCCACCAAAGCCACCTTGGCTATCGGAAGTGTTCTCTACTAAGTCCAGCGCAGAGTCTTCCTCTCCGCGATTCCTGACGGTGATCTTCTGTACTCCCGAAGATGTGGGGTGGCTATAGCCTAGACCGACATCTAGACCACCCGACAAAAGTAAGCTTGAAGAGAGAATCATATCCCCACTACTTCTCGCCAAAGACATGCATGTATTGACGGTAGCGCCGGCGCCACTTTTCAAGTACAGAGCGTTGTCGCCCCCATCGTAGCCCAACCTAAACCCAAACGCAGCGGAAGTCCCAAACCCTGACGAGTTAGCGGTCTCCTCTAGAAGATCCAGCGCCGCATCGTTCCCTCCTGCGACAGTAACAGCAATATTCTCCAGCGCATATCGATCGCCATATCCGGCGCCGACCTCCAACGAGGCGATAGGTGACGTGGTCGCACAGCCAATCTTTCCCCCATCTGCTATAGCAAAAGCAGGATCCCCACCATCCTTACATTCCAATATTAAGCCGGTGCCGTCCTGGCGGATGAAAACAGTGCTTTGCTCGTTAGATGTGTTCTCATCCACAAATGTTGCTAAAGAGTAGGTTCCGGCGTCTGCTAGGTCTCTTTCAACGCGGAGAGCCTGACCATCTGCCGCATCCTGAGAGACGTACACACCATATTTGCCCTGTACATAGGCTCCATAATAATTTGTTGATTCTGAATCGATATGCAGAGCATTATAGTTGCCTGTCTCATCAAAATCAATAAATAAGCCTTTTTTGTTATCGCTATCAGATACATTTATTTCCAGGGCGGCGCCGGGGCTTGAGGTCATACCGACGCCAAGAGAACCACTAGTGGCTATCTCGCCGGCGCCAGGCGCTGTCCACCCTACCGACTCGCCCCCGCTGCCTTCCCCGAGTGTATACTCCGTCCCAGCACTGTCCTTGTAATAGAGCTTCGTAGTACCCGAATCATCTTTGCCGTAAAGTTGAGCCCGAGACGCTACGGCGTCGGGTGCGGCCGCACGTGACCGGAAATTAATTCCAAAAGTTAAGAGGTCCTTAATGAACTGTCGGAGTTTTCCTTTTTCCATTTACTCTAATCAGAGACCTCCACTGCTGCATAAAATATTACTACCGATGTCACTATACCCGCGACCAAACCTCCTGCAAACCACCAGTGGTTGTGTTGGTTGGGGCGGTCGGCAGCAATCTTATGGAGGCGCTCTATCTCCTCGTTTTTTATCATCAAAATTGAGTCATGCTTTCCCTTTAAAGCGTCCAAGCTGGCCTGGATAGAACCCACCATCAAATCGCAGGAGGCCTTTTCACGCTTCTCGATATACGTCTGAGTGAGCTTACATTGAGCTACCGTACTTTCTTTGTCAGCGATCGTGTGAGCAACTGCCGCCGGGTTCAGGAGGGTACCGGCAAATGGTGCTGGCTGGCCTTTCGTCACGGTCACCACCTTCGGAGCCTCTTGCGCAAACGTAAGCGATGGTATAAAAAAAAACAACGCCGCAACGACTCTAGCCGCTCTCATAATTAATCCCAAATGTTATCTTCAGCATTCTCGTTAACTCTTCCGGATCCTCGTGATAATTCTCCACCAAGTCCTTG